CCAGACCCCCGGTCTTGGCATCGGTGGTCGCCGTCTGGCCCAGGACCAGCTTCGACACCTGCTCGTCCAGCCACTCGGCCCGCTCCTTGTACAGGGCATGGGCGGCACCGACGTTCCCCGCCTCGACGAACTCGATCATCATAGATTCCGGCACGATGGCCGCGCAGTCCCCTGCGATGTTTGAAACGGCCCGCAGCAAGGTGCGCTTGTCTTCCTCGCTGGCATTGGCGCCGAACTTGCCCAGGCGAAGGGGCTGGCCATAGGTCTGGGTGAAGATGGCCCAGTCGCGCTCGGTGAACTTTTTGAAGAGGTAGGGCCAGACCGCGATGCGCGCCAGTCCCGCGCGAATCGGCAGACCGGACTTCGCCTTGATCGTCGCGAAGATGAACTTGAAGCCGGGCATCGGCAGCTCCTGCCCGTTCTCGCCCAGCAGGAGCGGCGTGGTCAGGTCGTGCCGGTCAAAGCGGAACCAGCGCGGGTCGCGCAGTTCCAGCTTACTGGGCATCCACTGGCCCTCGGAGGTGTCCCAGAGGATCTCGGTGGCGCTATAGCCCTTACCCAGCGTGTCGAGAATGTCGAAGACCTCGTCAGCCAGCTCGTCGCGGTCGAGCCAGTCCTCGACCATCTTGGCACGTTCGACGTCCTCAGCTGCGTCCGAGGCAGGCTTCACCGTGATCGGCAGCTGACTGACGGCAAGACGTCGGGTGCGCAAGACGCCCGAATAGTGCGGATCACGTTCCTCGATCGTCTCGGCCAGTTCCAGGTAGCGGATGGCGTCCCCGGCGTCGGCTTCTTTCAGGATCGCGCCCAGGCGGGACGGCGTCAGCCCGTCGCCGGGATAGCCGGTGGTGGGCGACCGGACACCTGCCGTGGTCGCGGCGGCGACCTCGGCTTTCAGCTCGGCCTTGCGGACCGGCTCGCCACGGTGGTCCAGCAACTGGGCGGTTTTCATGTGCTAACCTCGTCGGTCGGGGATGGCGGAGGAGCATTCGCTGTGGGCGCATCTGCATCGACGGGATCTACTGGCCATTCGCCACGAGCCTTCGTCTCCGTAATTGCTTGCTGGAGCTGTTCCTTGGTCGCTCTGAATTTCACGGTGATCGTCTTGATTGTCCGGTCGACCATCAGATCGCTCCTCTCAGACCAGTGCCCAGTGGCGGCGCGAAGGGGTCACGCGCCTCATCGTCGTCCGGTCCCTGATCGCGACTGGACGTGGGCTGGGCAGTGGCAGGGCGATAATCGTATTCGACCCAGCGCATCCGGCTGGCCCAGTGCGCCAGGGCCAGGGCGATGGCATAGTCGCCGTGCCGCTTCTTTCCGGTCTCGCCTTCCCGGGTCGGCGGCACACGGGCAATGCCCCGGACCAGCTTGACGGTGCGCAGGTCGCTCAGGTGCTCGCGGTCCTTGATGATCGCGATCTCGTCGTCCTCGAACGCGGCCTTCAGTGGCGGCATGTGCAGCCGGTACCACTCCTCGGTGAACTTCACCGCCATGACGAGGCCGGAGCCTTCCTCGTGGTCCTCGCGCAGCCCGAAGATCCGGCCCAGGTCCTCGGCCACGGTCCAGCCCATGCCGGTGGCGTCGAAGGCGGCACCGACCAGGCGGCGGCGGACGGCCGTCAGGATTTGGCGAACCACGGACTTCTGCTCGTCGCCCGGCACGTTCCGCATCTCGATCGATAGCGCCTCGCGCCGTTTAAGGCGCTTTTCAATGGCCAGCAAAGACACCGTTGAAAGGTCACTGACCCGGCCGAAGTCGAAGCCGAAGGCATAGTGCGGCTCGTGGTCCAGCGCCTTCAGCTGATCCGTCAGGCCGAAGGTGAACTCGCTCATCAGGACCAGCTGCTGCAGGCGCGGCAGGTGCAGGTAGTTCCCTGGCAGCTCCAGGCGCAAGACGGGCGTCTCGACCGTCATCCGCGCTTCGATCAGCGGGGCCGACAGCCAGGCGCCAGACGACAGGGAGGGCACGCAGAACAGTTCCTCCTCGGCACCGTCGCCGTAGAAGTCGATGATGTCCTGCCGCCACTTCGCCTCGCCCTCGGGCGTCCAGGTCTTGCCCGTGACCAGGGCGATGCGCTGGTACAGCCCTTCCTGCAGCGCCTGGTCGAAGTCGATGCGCAGATGGGCATACTTCGACCGGCCCGACAGGATGTCCTGGATGGCCTGGTTGAACGGGTTCTCCGCCCCGTCATGGGTCGAGCAGACGACGACCTGGCCGCCCCACATCAGGAAGGCGAGAGCGGCCTTCAGAAGCTCGGCCAGCTGATCGACGAATGCCGCCTCGTCGATGATCACCACGCCCTGCTTGCCGCGCAGGCCGCGCGGGGCCGACGACAGCGCCATGATCTCGAAGCCCGAGGCGAACTTGATCCGGAAGGCGTTGATCGCCTTGTCGCCGTCGCCCTGGTCGAACAGCGTTTCCTCAACAGCAGCTGCGGCGCTGTCGAAGGCGCGGGCCCACATCGCGCAGGCGTCGATGAACTCGCGCGTCATCTCGCGGCTGTCGGCCTTCTGCCGCCCCGCGCGCAGCACGGCATAGGCAGCCAGCCCCCAGGTCAGCCCGATCCGGCGCGACTTCTCGACGAAGAGGACCGGGCAAGCGCTGTCCAGAAGCCCCACTGCCCGCGCCTGGTAGGGCAGCAGCACGGCCGGCAGCCCCGAGGCTTTCACCTCGTCCGGGATCGACGCCATCGCGGCGGCGCGGGCGTCAGCCCATGCTTTCTCGGTCAGGGGCAAGGTCATTGTACCACCCCGAAGTCCGGCATTGGCACGGTCTTGCCGGCAAGGGAGTGAGTGCTGTCGGCCAGGAACTGGACCTGCCCGTCGATGACGAAGGAATGGCAGATATGGACCTGCTTCCTCTGGGGCCAAGGCTGCCGCTTCCACTCGGTTAGGTTCTCGCTGGTCACCGGGGGGACCCAGTGCTCATAGCGGCAAAGGACAGATGGCTGAAACGTCGGCGCATCCGGATCACCATCCCACGACCAGCAGGGACCCGGCTCGATCGGCTCCACGCGGATCACGTGCGCCATGTCGCAGCCGGGGCACCAATAGCTGACCTGGCCGCCTTCCAGCTTCCGAAGCTTCGTCCCGAGGGCGCTCACCCTTTGCCCTCCGGCGCGCCGGTCATCTGACCGAGGATGCGCAGCACGACCTTGGCGACCAACGCCCAGGCCGTCTGGCGGCGGCGGTGTCCCTGGATCGTGAACTTGTGAAAGTCCTCGTCGATACCCAGCTCCGGGCACGCCGCCTCGTGCCAGGTGACGTGGTAATCCGAGATGTCCGCCAGCTCGCTGACGTTTCGCGCCGCCGCCTGGGCGATCAGCTGACCGTTCAGCTTGACCTCGACCGTAAGCATCACGGCACGTCTTCGGACAACTGCACCCGGCCGGGCTTGAAGATCGACCGGTTGACGGCCATGAAGCCCTGCTCGATCTGGGTGCGGCCGATGGCCAGCCACCGTTTGTCGACATCAGGCATGGCGGCAAGGTCGTCGAGGCACCGCAGGACAATTTCCTCGGTGACCTTCATGCCGTTGACCAGCTGGACCGACTGCTCGCTCTGCGGCTTGTAGCCTGCAACCGGCAAACCGCTGTGTTTCGGATCTGACATCAGCTCATCCCCAGCGCGGCTTTGTACAGTTCGAGTACGGCTTCCTGCTCGGCGACCTGATCAGGCTTCTTCTTCCGCAGTGCGATCACCTGGCGCATGACGATGGTGTCGTAGCCTCGACCCTTGGCCTCCGCCATCAGCTCGCGCTGCTGTTCGGTCACATCAGCCTTCTCGGCCTCCAGCTGCTCGTAGCGCTCGATGAACTGGCGCAGCTCGTCAGCCGTGACGGCATAGGGATCCGTCGCGTCGGTCATTTGGTCACCCCCAGGATCTCAGCCTTGATCTGCTCGGCCGTCTCGGCGGTCAGGCCCTTGGCCTTCGCCACGGCCTCCACCGCTTCGCCCAGGCGTTTCTCCAGCTGGGCGTTTTCCTTGATCTTGCGGTCCGAGCTCATGTTTTGCGCCGCCTGGGCCGCGCGCAGGGCCTCGGCCAGCGCCTTCAGCTCCTTGCCGCCCATCACGTCCTCGCCATCGCCAGTGGCGTAGAGGACCGCCGCCTTGATCATCTCGGCCGCGATGATCGTGACCTCG